CAAAGAGCCTAGAGGATTCATTTTAGATATGGCAGAAGAGTGCGTATATGCACTCCAGAAGGCGCACGATACGGATGACATTTACCTTAAAGTAAAATTCAAGTATCCCTTCATTCATAATTCGCCGATATCCAAGGATCTCAAGTCCCCAGAAATTGTCGACGTGGAAATTGAAACCACGCTTGTGAATAATATTTTGAAGAAGTACTTGACTGTGGATGTAGTTGGTATGTCCTTGTGTCCGTGTTCTAAGGAAATGAGCCTTCTCATTAATAACCTGACCGAGGAAGAGAGAACTCTATTCGACGTCTGGGACAGTAACGCCGACGACCTCTGGCCTACTATGAAAAGTCTCGTTAGCAAATTGAAGAAGGCTGGCTTCGGCGCTCATAATCAAAAGTCATTTGTTAAAATTAAAGTAGAAGTAAGAGATGACATCGTATGGATAGAAGACTTGGTCAATCTTGTGTATCGATGCACTTCCGCCCCAACCTTCTCGGTTTTAAAGAGACCAGATGAAAAGTGGGTTACAGAGGTATCTTATATGGGCGGGTATTACGATGATAATAAACAATTTGTAGAAGTACCTGACGCTGGACCTAAATTCGTGGAAGATATTTCTCGTCAGTGTGCAGAGAAGCTGAATGAGATGTGTGCAGTGAAAGATTATGTTGTCGTAGTTCGTAATCAGGAAAGTATTCATAGCGGCGACATAGAAGCAGTCGCCGTGTTGTCAGCAGGAAAAGAATTACGATGAGTAAATGTAAGCATTGTGAATCAACTAGCCATGGCCCTGGATGCCAATATGGGCCTAAGAGAATGCACGAGCACATTGCCGATGACGAAACATGCGTATACTGCGGCTCAACAAGTAGAGGCCCTGGATGTCAGTATAGTCCGCACGAACCATATCATGTTCATAAGCATGGCCAAAGCGACAACAAGTGCATTTGGTGCGGTTCGACCAGTATTGGACCTGGTTGTCAATATAGTCCAAATCATATACACGAAAAATAGAACAAAAGAATCCTCTTTTTTCTTGCCACCGAGCGGTTTCACCGCCTTATATTATATATGTAAGGTGGTGAAACCTTGAAATACAGCAAAGAATTCCTGCGGAGCATGAAAGAGTCCATTGATCGGACCGGAATGTACATGCCGCTCGAGTATTGGGTTGCGTACAAGGATCTGCGGGAAAAATATCCCCTGGTCAACACCGGATTTGCCGATAAGAATATGGCACAGTTCATGCAGCTCGAGGACGCACTATGATTCATAAACTCACAATTCATCTGGGTGAAGATGGTAATCTATATGATACCATTGAATGCAACGCGAACCTCAAGCTAAGCTGGGGATCGCGTACCGGAGCCGATACTGATTGCCCCAAGTGTCTTGCTATTATGGCTGCACAGGAGAAACATAATGAGCACACCAAAAAGTAGTGACGTAGCTTGGCTCTGCTTTTTCTACACCATCGTCATCATTCTACTCGTCGCGCTTTTCTGAAAGGACACCTAAATGAACGAAGACCTTAAAATTCTCGCTAGGTTCGTGGATGAGGTGAATAAGACCAACTCCTCGAACGAGAAGATCGAGATCCTGCAAAAGTACGAATCCCTCCGGAGGATGTTCAGGTACGTTTACGACGAGCAGATTCAGTTCGGCGTGACGAGCAAGAATGTCAAGAAGCAAGGTATCTGCAACCGTGTACGGTATAAGGATATTTACGCTCTTCTTGACGATCTCGCTTCAGGCGAGCTCTCTGGGCACGATGCTCTTGGTCAGGTCAACGGATTCATCGAGGCGAACGGCTTTGCCGATTTGATCTATTGCATTCTCGACAAGGACCTCAAGACTCGGACAGGATCTACCCTCATCAACAAGGCTCTTCCCGACTGCATTCCTACTTTCGACGTCGCTCTCGCGCATGTGTACGAGGACCGCGCTAAGAAGGTGTTTTTCGGAAAGGAGCCTTGGTACGCGTCGAGGAAGATGGACGGACTCAGGCTCATCACGATCGTAGACAAGCACTCCAACGCCAAATTCTTTTCAAGGACAGGCAAGGAGTTTCTTACTCTGTCCAAGATTGCAGCCGAGATTAAGAAGTCCGGAATTATTGATATCGTTTTCGACGGCGAGCTCTGCATGGTCGATTCCGACGGTATGGAGACCTTTAAGGGCATCATTAAGGAAGCCCGACAGAAAGACCACACCATCGAAAATCCCATGTACATGATCTTCGACTGCCTCGATCCCGAGGACTTCTGGTCGAAGAACGGCAAGCAGGTCCTCTCTGAGAGGTACCATGTTCTACAGGCCTTCATGGCTGGGAGGACCTTCAAGCATATAAAGAAGGTTGAGCAGACCCTTGTGCGAGATAATGCTCACTTTGAGGAGCTTCGCAAGACTGCCCTCGCCAACCATTGGGAGGGCCTGGTTATTAGGAAGAACGTCGGATACGAAGGTAAGAGGACCAACAATCTTCTCAAGGCTAAGTACTTTCAGGATACTGAATTGCGTGTCAAGGGAATCATCACTGGTCCTTTCCGCATCATCAATAAGGAGACGGGCCTCGAGGACTCTATTACGACCCTGTCCGCAGTTGTTGTGGACTACAAGGGCTTCGAGGTCAACGTCGGATCCGGCTTTACCCTGGCCGAGAGAAACGAGTTTTATTGGAATCCTAAGTCGATCGTCGGCAAGATGATTAATGTTAGGTACTTCGGTGAGACCACTAATGATAAGGGAACGCTTAGTTTGCTGTTCCCTACCTACTGGGGTCTCTATGGCGATGAAAGGGATGTATGAAGAAACGAACTAAAGAGGAAATGCTGGCAGCCGCAGTCTCTAATTCCGAGCGGCGCAGAATAGAGAGGCAAGTTCCTGACGACTCGTGTGCCACGTGCGATGAGTCCGTCGATGGATCTCCCTCTGCCTCTTGTGTTGGGCAGTGTGCAAAAAGATAAGTGAGGGTAGTATATCTTGAGCAAGCTCATTCTAGTCCGAGGTTTGCCGGGCAGCGGGAAGTCCACTTGGGTCCGCACTAATTTCCCAGGGATATTCCATCTCGAAGCCGACATGTTTTTTATGAAGAACGGCATGTACTTTTTCGAGAAGTCCAAGCTTGCCCAGAATCACCTGACCTTACAGCGCATTGCAAAGATGATCTTAGATGAAGGCGCGGATGTCGTTATTTCCAACACATTCGTACATACCTGGGAAATCACAAGCATAATCTACCACCCTTCTGTCACGGAATCCGTAGTCTATAGGATGACTTCAATGTACGGCACTACACACGGAGTGCCTGAGGAAACCGTTACTCGAATGAAGGCTCAGATGGAAGATTGGCCCGGAGAGATACTCATATGAACACCGATGGCATGTACGAAGCCACTATGGTTCTTGTGCGCAATTTGCGCGAGTATCCTGCTGAGTGGCATGACTATGTCAAAGCCTTTCTGAGCAGAATTATGGCTCAGTTTCTCAACGACGGTATTTCACGAGACGATAAAGACTGTAACGAGTATGCCTGTAACTGCCTGGAAGCCATGCAAGACTGCAATATAAAACCTTCGATTGATAGCCTCATATCCGATCTGGAGTATTTCTCTGATCGGTGGTCATGGGAGCGAGTTATGTGGATAATGGAGTTAAGCAGGATAGTTAGAGATTCGGAGGAGTAGTGGAATGCTCATCATAGATAAGAATACAGATTACTACGACCACCTCGGAAAAATCTACGGGGTGGACAAAAATATAGTATATGATCGAAGGGGGTCTGTTGCTCTATCGGAGAAGGATCTTCTCGTCATCGCAGACAATTCCCATCCATTCGGCAATCCCAGAGATTCGTACATCATTGTTGAGATTGGTTATACTCAATATCTTTTCAGTGTTTCCGATTTCAAGTACAGAAAGATTTATTCGGCGTTTAATGACATAGAGGAACCTTACGCAGCTACTTTTAAACTCATTAAGACCTTTAAGGATCAGAAGCATTACGGAGAGGCCTCGATGTCCTTGATTCCTGTCGAGAAAGAGTATAGAGGCTGGAGAACATTTAACAAAGTACCTACTTCTTATTCTGAGCTCAAAAAGAGAGGTGGCCCTGTTCTAAATCCTATTTTGAAGGATACATCCTTTACAAGCCTTCTAAGTCAACAGGATATTTGGGTGGATTTGTCTAATTACATTTCGTCGAAGTACAACGACAAGACTATCACTATCAAGAATACGGATGTTGACAAACTTGTCAATCATGGGTTTGATAAGAGGACTTCTTTTAGACACCCTGTAAAGTAGGAGAAAAATGAATACGCCAGAACCCTGTAGCCGTTGTGGATTTCTTTACTCGGATTGTATGCAACGGGATAATTCCACTTATACGGCAGAATGCATCAAGGAATTGAGGATGGGTGATCTAAATTGTCCAAGCTTTAAAGACTGGAGACTGGTCACCATGGGAGAGAAGTGGAATCTTCAAAAATAATTTAATTATTTTTGCCACGATTGAAGTAGAGATTGGTTATATTGTATCTGTAGGGAATAAACCCGCGTCAGCAACGGGCAAAAATACACAAAGGAGAATTGAAAGATGGAAATCGTAAAGTACATCCGCAACAGGGACAACCAGAAGGTCGGAGTGCTCGTTTCAAACGGGTATAATTCGGTTGGTTGGTCGCTCTGCCATATTGGCCTCGAGAGGTTCAACAAGGAGAGGGGCATTGAGATCGCTCGCGGTCGTGAGGCCAGGGGGACTGAGACTATGATGCCCGTGTCGATCGCAGAGGACTACGCTGAGTTTCTGGAGCGGTCCAGGCGCTACTTCGGTAAGGATGGTTCAGGCGCTCTCTGAACTATAATTTAGAATAATATAAGCCCCCTTTGTAAAATAAAGGGGGTTTTTATTTTATATATTAAAGATATGCTAGAAATCAAGAATACAGAAGTCTGCTATCTCGGTCGAGCTATTAAAGCCTCAGGTAATCCTATGACCATAGGAGAAATAGATACAATAACTAATGACGTGAGTGCCCTAGTTGGCGCTCATATGGGGCGAGCAAAAAAGCTTGGACGCGTCGACGCAGGCTTCGGTCACGATAACTTCCTATCCGGAATCGATGTAATGTACGACGTGAAGTACTCGATGTACTGGTCGATGGAATTCCAAAGATACCATTTCAACCAAATAATTTCTTCACAATCAAAAATGCATCGACTCACGACGATGGGAAAAGATTGGGATAGCTTCTATGCTATGTTTAATGAATATGTAGATTTAGACTGCATTAGAAAAGTATTTGGATTAATTCAAATGTATAATGATGAAGAAAATTCTGAAATAAAATATACTTTATTTATGAGAATAATTAGTTCTCTTCCTATGGGCTTCGAGATGTGGATGACAGTAAGGACAAACTATTTGCAGCTTAAAACTATGTACCACCAACGGAAGAACCACAAGCTCAGGGAAGACTGGGGCCCGTTCTGTGAGTGGTGTGAAGGGCTACCTTGGTTCAAAGAACTGGTGGGAATTGACTAATGGAATATAACATAGGACAGCACATTGAGACCCCGGAAGGTGTCTATGTCAGGGTCTTCGCATCTCACGATGGCTCCTACCTTTGTCCTAAATGCAGCGCAAGCGTCGACAAAGACAGCATCGTAAGACATAATCATGAACACTGGACTGAGCAAGGGTTTCTAGGACTGCCCGAGAGCCGAGATAGTGATACGGCTATATATAAATGTAAAAATTGCGGCCACGAAGCAAGCGACGATGATGTTATACAAAAGACCATATTAATTCCACTTAGCGAGTACGAAGAAATTGAAGAGAGAATTAGAAAGCATAGTGAGGGTATGCTCAAGCTAATTAAGCTAGCATATAGCGGTAAAGAAGATAAACTTTTTAGAGGTATGTGAAATGACCAAGGAAGAGAGCTTACGAATACTCGCGGGAGTATTAGAGAGAATAAAAAATATGACTCAAGAGGAATTTAATATAAGGAGTTTCCTTAGTGTGCATGAAACTATGGAAATAAGATACAGAGAAAAAATTGATTTATTTTTATACCAGACAAGGAGCAAATAAAGATATGAGAATGGACCTAGCAGAACTAGTAGTAGTAATGGATAAGTCGGGATCAATGGCAGGCGCGCAGAGTGACGCTATTGGTGGAATTTAATCAGTTTTTGAAGGAGCAGAAGGAAGCTCCAGGAGAAGCAAAGCTTACCGTTGAGCTTTTCGATTCTCAGTGTTCCTTCTATGTCTTGAACGCGGACATTAGGAGTGTTGATCCTCTTAACGAGAAGTCATATAGCCCCAGTGGTAATACGGCTCTCTACGATGCCATCGGTAAAGCTATCGATGAAACAGGTACTCGCTTGGCTGCCTACGAGGCCGAGTCTCGGCCTGCAAAAGTCATCTTTGCTATTCTCACTGACGGAGAAGAGAACTCCTCACGAGAGTACGACAAGAAGAAGATTTTTGATATGATTAAGAAGACTCGCGATACCTTGGGCTGGGAGTTTATCTACCTTGCCGCTGGAGCCGAGGCATTCAAAGGCGGCGCCGATATTGGTATGAACGTATCCAAGATGGCTCTGTACAGGAATGACAATGCTGGTAATACTGGAACATATACCGCAACATCTTCTTATGTGACTTCTTTGAGAAGCGCTGTCGATATGGATCAATTCAAGGAATTTTCTATGTCTAATAATATGCAGGCTGAAGTCAACGCAGCAGTTCTCTCCGAGGAAAACAAAGATCCAGCACCATAAAAGGAGTAGTGGGTGAAATATCTTATAGTCTTTGAGTTAGACGACTCTGAAATGAACTTAGGGCTCGATGAGGCAACAAATAAAACTAGGCTAGTGCGGCATCATCTCAATGAAGGAAATTTAGTCCTGAGTGAAATGTCCTTGGAAGGTGTTTATGATAGTGAGAACTATGAAGTTGCTGCAACGGACTACTGAATGAGAAATCACACTAAATAAATAAGGAAATTAATAAGAATGTATCCAGCAGGTATGTTTGACCACGAAGGTGATTTATGTCCGGTTTGTAGTAAGGCTCCGATGTCTACATTTACTTTTGTAGAAGAGCCCTACCCCCATTATGTATGCCCTTTGTGCGGAGAAGAATTTCCATTGGATCCCGATCAAATGGAACTAGAGGAAGATGCGACAGGTATTGTTAGGCCAGTAACGGCTGGGCCCCCTGTTGCATCAGGAGTCTTATCCACTACTCCGGGAACTATGCCTGCTAACTCTGGAACACCTGATCCTACACAAGGGAAAAGAGTGGCAATACAAACAATGCTAGGAGATGAACAATTAGATTTGAGTCGAGTTCCCGATAATCAGTTAGATGGTATGATAGGTTCTTTAGGGAAGTTGAAAGTGAATCAATCTAGTCCTTTAAATACCGGAGCGATGGGTTCATGAGTCCGACGACAGAGGCTTACAAAATGATTTTTGTAAATAAGCCAGTTTGGATCCCAGGAACTCAAACACCCGGGACTCTCGTCGATATAAGAGAACTCCCAGAGCTGCCCGGTCGCGATGTTGGTATTGTAAGTCACTCTGGAATATCTCCAGTAGACTTTCCAGTTAATTTAACGATTTTAAAAGTGAGAGGCAAAGACGGATCATTACAGAGTTTTGAACAATATCAAATGGCTGGTGAATTTTAGTGTAATAATGTAAAAACTATACTAAAAAAGACCACCATATGAAAAGAAAGGTGGTCTTTTTTTATCGGCAATATTGAATGTGATGACTTTCTATATTGAAAATAAGGAGTTAGATAAACTAACAAATGAGTAAAAGGAATTTGACCGTGTCTAGTGCTGCAGAGTATCTGAAGAAGATGGGTTTTGAAGTCGACATGAGTCGCAAACTTCTCTGTATGCCCTCTTCTCCCGCTTTTGGCATTCACACTCTAGGGGTGATGGATTTTCTCGTCCTCGAGGCTCCTGGTCGAAATCATGGATTTCACCTCGTAAATGAGATTCCAAAGATCAAGTTGGACAAACTTGAGTCCGCTAAGATTGGGGTTTCCAAGGGAACCCCCGTAAAAGGGGTGGGAATCGCAGAAAAGAACATATAAGGTCTGAAAAAATCGGGAAATTCCCTGTTTTTTCTTGCCACCGAGTTTAAAGTCAATCTTATATTATATACGTAAGGAAAACAAAAAACGGTCAGAGCGACAGTACAAAACAGGGGTAGGACAGAGTCCGAATTACCGACGGTGATGCCTAGGTAAACCCACTCTCCTTTAAGAGAGCAAAACTTCCGAGTTGAGGAGCCTAAAATGGCGATATCGAAAGAGATTTGTGAGAGCTTCAGGACAGACTTTGCGGCCATGTCCAAGCTGTTCGAGGCCAAATACGGGCTTCGCCTCGATCTCGGCAGGATCACGTACAACATGACGGAGCTTCGGGTCAAGTTGACCGGCACCGATATGTCCGCACAGCCAGCGAAGACTTCGGTCTACGGCGTCGCTGTCCATGTTCCTGCAATCGGCATCAAGTTCAAGTTTCCCGGTAAGCAGGCTGTCTACACGGTTATGCGTATCAACGAGCGAGCTTCGAAGAACAAGATTCAGGTCCAGACGGACCGCGGAGCGCGGTACGTGCTCTCCCTGGAGCAGTATCAGCGGGCGATCATCGTAACTAAGTAAAGAAAAATATAAGGGATGCAAACGCCTTAGGTGCCCGAGTAGCCTCCGTGAAATAGCGGTAAGGGGCGGGACGAACACCTCAAACGGATAGCCTGTGGATAGCAATCGTCCACTCCGGTACGAGTAAGCCGGGTAGTTCTTGGGGTTGGAGGCGCAACCGCTCGCCGAGGATTGATCATCTCGCTGAGAGACACGTTCGAGTCGTGAAAGAATTGTCTGACAACATGTACGGGCCACCCACTGCATGCGTAAGGTTTTGGTCGGTGGATAAAGTGCTAAAGGGGATCGCCGTCAGAAGCGTAATCTCTGCATAAAGTTGGGTGTGAGTCCTGATGCGTGTCTACGAGTACGGTAGGAAACTCGTAGGGCAGATCGCGTGTACTAAGTCAGCGACGGGAAGGTGGAAGGCCCTCGTATTTTTCTGATGAGGTCCTAGCTGAAGGAGCTAGAGACATACTCCCAAAATCGGCGATAGCCCATCATACTAATTACTATATTAAACATAGCAGGGAGAATGGGATTCAGTGAGGTCTCATAAGCCTTATCTCGTCGGTCCGACTCCGACCTCTGCTATAGGTACTAGCGAGTTTTGACCTCGCCATCAGACCGAAGGTAGCAACTCGCCTCAAGTAGTTGCCATCGTAGGTACCGGATGATTACGGTTCGCGAGTCCTTCTTCTTCGTTTCTCTCCTTTGAAGCTGGCCAGCTTCTCTTTTTCTCAAATCTGTTTTCTAAGGAATGTATCGTGGTTACTAAGGAACTTGGTGAGTGTAAGATTTGTGGCGTGCCGCTTTTTGCTGAGGGGCTTAGTCCTCGCCAGCTTGAGGCTTTCGGGGCCACAGGAATGTGTCCTGATTGCAGTCGCAAGACGTACAAGTCGATGAAGGATGATCCCTACCCTGATTGGGACGATTAAACGAACGAAGGGGGTGTGTTGATTCGAAGCTTATGAAGATTAGATCCAACGGAAATGCCTAAAACACGAACGGATCTGTACCTTAAACGGTTGCTTTGTAAGTTGACGGGGAGTCAAATCCCCCACCTCCACTATTACTATGCGTCATTCGTATAATGGCTAATTATTCCATCCTTCCAAGTTGGAGATAAGGGTTCAATTCCCTTATGACGCTTTCACTGATTTGTTTTCGAGGGTCAATACCTGAAGGCCCGCCAAAGATGACTACTAAGCCAGGTAGAGAGATCGGAGCTGCTCAAATCGTGCAGCGGTGATGATTGAACTCTATTTGAGGCCATCTAGATTATGAATCAGAATCCTCGCATTCGTGTGAGACTAATAATTTGTAAAAGAAGGTGTAGGCTACATAAGATCGGTCGTCGAAGTTAGCCGAAACAAACTATGTGCATGACCCGTCCCACAGAGAACGTTGTTCTCTACCGGAAAGCTCGCGTGGCAAGCGTTAATCGCGAGACGGTTTCAATCACCGTAAAGTGTTGTGAGCCTTAGAGTATTGAGGCAAGAGTGATATACTAATATCGACTATTATGGTACAATCTCCCTCGTGATTCATGGGGACTGCCTTAGCGAGCCTACTGAGGAGGAAGCAGTATTTTGGGGAGAATCACGTAACACTTATTGACAACCATATCTAAGTGCACCCGTACGATAACCGGGTTCTTTTTAAGGTAGCAATAATTGAAGTCAAAAGATGTATCTAAGTTCGATATTGATTGGCAAGTTTTTAGGGTTAGCTTAAAGAAGCTAACAACGAATATAGATAAGGCCGAGGCGTCCGCCGAATACTTAATGGAGCATCCTAACCGAGCAGATCGGGAAAGGATACTGAATTACTTGCAGGGACTCGCGATCGCTTATCGAGGCCAAGAAAGGAAAGATGTAGAGGATATTGCCGAATCTTTATCTGAATTACCCGTATCGGATGAGAACAAGATAAATGTAGACTTTAGTAAGTATGATAAGAAAACTCTGCTAGGTGTTGCACGTGATCTAATGTCTCGTACAGTAAAGTGGTTGAAAAAGGGATATAGACACGAGGAGCAAATATCGTTTTTGAAGAGTCTTCTTAAGTATATTGGTGCTACCAATATTGAAGACGAGTTAGATGATCAGATACTACTTTCAAAGACTGTGCCAAACACACATAAGTTTCTATTTTAAATGCAGTATTAACTCAGTGGTAGAGTACGTGCTTGCCAAGTACGAGGCCAAGGGTTCAAATCCCTTATACTGCTCTCAATGGCCCATTCTTCTAAAGGTAGGAAGGGAGACTTTCAATCTTCAAACGTCGGATCGTTACCGGCATGGGCTATATCTACAATGTGAGGTTCTCTAAATGAAGACTAAATTGTACAAAATTGTTACTGCAAAGGACGACCAGTGGCTTGAATCGAAGGTCAATGATCTTCTGCCAAAGGGATGGGAACCCCTGGGGGCCCCTTTTGTGGGCCAGAGTTACGCCCATCAGGCAATGGTTATGATCTCCGAAGATTCTTGGACAGGCGGCCCGAGATAATATAATTTATGGCTCTGTAGTGGAATGGTTAACACACCTGTTTCTCAGACAGCGAGAGTCCCGGTTCGAATCCGGGTAGAGCTAAATTCTATAATAGCTAAGGCGATATCTCCGACTAATTAATTTAGGAGCGTTGAATAAAATGGGTAAGTTTGATATTGGAGTAAACCAGGAACTTTTCGATCCTGAGGATATTACAGGACATATTGACGAGAAATCATATCTCAAATATATCAGGAAATTCCAGGGACTCGGTCACAGATACGGAGATGAAATTTCCGATCAGATTATGTCGGACGCTTTAGATATTCTCACTGCAACTGCTCGAGCGAAAAATTGGGAAGGTGTTTTGGAAGACCTGGCTGAATCCGATGCCTTCTATGAGATCACTACAGTACTAGCGCAGAATTTTATCGACGGCATCGAGGATAATTGGATCGGTCCTATTCAGGGATCCAATAGTCGCTGAAAATAGAAAATAGTATGGAGCTCGACGCTCTATATTGTATACATACAAAGGAGAACCTATATATGAAGGCAAAGAGAACGAACCGCAAGGGGCGTATTGCGGGATCGACCTCAGTCACTATTGATGAGGCGGAGACCATCGAGAAGATGTATGCGAAGGCTCAGGCGACTATCGTCCGAGACATCGCGAGGGACACCGATCGATCCGTCAGTACTGTCAGGCGCGTAGTTTTCGGCACTCTCGGTTAAATTACAAACAAGGGGCTTAATCGCCCCTAATATGACTCCATCGTTTACGTTGGCTAAGACATCACCCTGTCACGGTGAAGTAGGCGGATCGACACCGCCTGGGGTCGTCAAAGTCCAACCGCAGTCGGGAAACGCGGCACTGGCAGCTACAGAGTGTATCCTTCACTCATAAGGATGTAGTACTTTCAAACCGGCAAAGAGTTCAAAGCTTGAGAAAGGGATCGGATCCCCGGAGGCAGGAAGAGACGTACGTCGGTATTCCAGACTCTTTTTTTAATTAAAACAATTAAGATTAAATAAATAAGGTTGCTGGTTGATTCTACCTCGCGCCTAAACCAACATATGAGCGGGGTTCGTTGCAAAGAATCGGAAAACCTTGAGGAGCATAATGCTCACGAAGGAAACAAGATGTGGTTTTCGAAGTTTCCATTCCAGTAATTTTCTTATGGGTAGGTCACCTAGTGGCGATGGTAGCGGTCTGTAAAACCGTGACGTAGAAACACCGAAGGTTCGAGTCCTTCTCTGCCCAGTACCAGTCTAATTCACTGCGGACTTAAATTCAAGTGACGTCATGATGCCCGAGAATTATCCGTTCAAATTACTGCTGGTCAAAACGTAAAAAGAAAAGCAGCGCATTGTGGGTCCCTGCGTCATGTGCCCATAAAAAAAGAGGTGGTTGTCAGGCGCCTCGTCCGGTAGAACTGATACGAGGGTGGTTCCTTGTGCAGCTGACTATTTTTTATGCCTCGGTGGTGGAATGCATACATGCTGGTCTTAGAAACCAGTGCCGAAAGGATTGAGGGTTCAAATCCCTCTCGGGGCAATATAAGGTTATCCGATCGACTAGTATACAGGCCAAGAGAGGTCGAGTCCAGGTTCGGATTAAAGCGATTACTCGTGGCGAGGCCTTGCTAGCTTCCCGGGTGCTTGAGCGTAAGGGGGCCAGAACACAGCCCCGCAGCTTGTATATGGTAACCTTTTGTTTTTCGGGTGGTGGCCCAGCGGTAGAGGCGGAAGTTATAAAAATGTGTCTCGTTCAGTAGACATTAACCGCAGCATAAAATAAGGAACTTCTAGTCGTAGGTTCGAATCCTACCTGCCCGGCCTATAGACACTTGCAGCAATCAAATAAAAACAAATCTGTAAAATTTGAAAAAGCGTGTCTAGTTTTTAAAGTAAGGAGTACATATGGGAATTGGTGATATGGTTAAACTGAAGAGCGGTGGGCCTAATATGGTGGTGGTATCCTCAATAACCAGAGATGGCTTATGCTGGGTCACAACTAATTGGTTTGGGAAAGATTCAGACGTTAATGTTTACGAAGATTCCTTCCCAGTAGACTGTCTTTATACTCCATAAGATTACGGCGTCGTAGCCCAAAGGCAGAGGCAATGGACTTAAAATCCATACAGTTTGGGTTCGAGTCCCAATGGCGCTATTGTGGCTTCTTAGCCCAAAGGCAGAGGCGATAGTTTCAAAAACTATACAGTCTGGGTTCGAGTCCCAGAGGAGCTATTTTTAGCGGTTCCGTCAGAAGATGATTGTTGTAAAACGACCCCCGTTCTGGACATCGGTCTTCTAAACCGATTCCATTAAATAGTTCAGCGGAGGTGTGAGGTTCAACTCCTCCGGGGGCCATCGAGAGTAAATGAAATTAGGGTTCGAGTCCCTTCGAAATCACTGAGAACTAATTACATTACAAAAGGAATACTATTGAAGAAATTCACCTGTGTTTTCGTATTGATCTTTGCGTTATGTAATGGTTATGCAGCTCCGTTCTTTCCTGATTTTCAATGGCCCATGGGAAACGGATATGGTAATGATGTAAAGATAACTAGTCCTTTCGGTTACAGAAGCGATGTCTTTTTACCTGGTCAAGGCGGCGATGATAGCTCAATGCACTTCGCCTTAGACATGATTCCGAAGGATGGATCGTATAAAGTAGTACCTATCCTGGCAGCTTACGACGGTACAGCAGTTGATGTGTACCCTGCACCAGGCGGCAAGTTTAGAGGTCATCCCACTTTCGGTGGATGTGTACTTCTGAAGCATGATTTGGGTATTGTAGATGGTAAGCATATATATGCATACACCTTCTATGCTCATATGAAAGAAGTAGATATTTCTACGAAAGAGAAAGTTAAGAAAGGCGAACTTATAGGAGTTATGGGTAGTACTGGTAAGTCTGACGGAGCTCACTTACATTTTGAGATCAGGTTTGATCCACGGAATTTCCTGCAGGTTACCTCGCCTCCTAAAATATTCATGACATGCACGTCTCTTATACAGTTTAATAGGAAATGAAATGGATGAAGTGAAAGATGTACCTATTGTACCCCCTAAAGAAGAGAAGGTAACGTACACCGTCTTAGGATCGACAGGTCTTTTCAGAGAGGAAGGTATTGTCAATGAGCGATGGACTTATAATGGAATGACTTTAGTATCCTTTAAAAATAAATCTATTGTGGTGAATTCTGATATTTGCGTTCCTGTAGAGTAATTACAATCTTCCTTAGATCAATGGTAGATCGCAGGCCTTTGGATCCTGCTACGCTTGTTCGATTCAGGCAGGGAGAATTAGCTATTTTCGATGTTCTGTAGCTCAACTGGAAGACCAGAGACTTCGAGTCTCACTTAGTCTGATCCAATTAAGAGAAATCAATCCTCGTTCGTATAAAAGTGGTACAAGGGTCTCTGAAACCCTAGGAGGTTGGTCAGTACAACCACGGGGAATAAATTGAACTTCGCCGAAAAGTAACTACCAATTATAGTAGAGGTTCAATATGAAATGTTTGAAGTTAGGTTCAAGCCCTAGCAGGACAATCAACATCTAGATGTAGCTCAGTTGGTAGAGCGGGTGGTTTGGGACCATCAGGTCGGAGGTTCGACCCCTCTTATCTAGACTAAGTATTTATATGAGGGTAGAGTTGTGATTATAAGAAAATTCTTGTTAGGAGCAGAGAAAGAGGGAGTTGCCTTAGCCAGCGGCATCAGTGATTTTATCACTGGTCTTGAGTCGACCCCTGGAGTCAAGGTTCTTGAAAAGACGACTAAGCATATCGTCGTGGCTTTAGAAGCCAACATCGATATTATTTCTTCGCGGGCGCCTTTTCAGAAGGCATTCGATGACTTGGAAGCTAAGGTCAAGAAAGACATCGAGGCTTTAGGTAACGTTACTGTGAGGGACGTTGTGGACTTTGACATTAACGTGGTGAAGCGTCTGTACTTGTTCGTCAAAAAGGTAGTCCAGAAGATTTTTAAAAAGTAAAGTCCAATATTAAGACACCTACAGCATAAAAGTTCCGGTTTCGGAAAGTAGCTCAGCAGGTAGAGCACAGGACCTCCATAAGTACTGGGTCGTTGGTTCGAATCCAACCTAAAAAGGTGTCTTGAATTTAAATCGAAAAATATTTGCCACGGATCTATCATATAATCTTATATGATATACATAAGAGTGGGAAAGCACACTAATTAAACATGGGAGGAGAAAGTACAATGAAAAAGTCCGAGACTATAGTCACAGCAACTAATACAAGTTTCTCTTTCTGGGCCAATCATAATAAAGGATGGGTGTCTACGGATATAGCATGATAATATTTCATGTACAGACCGAAGACACCAGAGACTAAAATCTCTGGTTTTTTAATGGGCTTATAGTATAACGGCATATTATGGTAGCCTTGCAAGCTTCAGATCAGAGTTCGACTCTCTGTAGGTCCACTTTTTCATTTCACAGTAGTTCAGCTGGAAGTAACGTCTGACTGTTAATCAGAAGGTCCCTGGTTCGATCCCAGGCTGTGGAGCTCTTTTTTTTGCGAGCATATCCCCTCACTCTGATAAGGTGTTGAAAGGGTAGTTGGCGCAGGGAGGTTCAATTCCTCCGGCTCGCATCAGGGAGGTAAGCGGGCACGTACGGGCAGCGCACTCCCGCATAGGCCTTTGGTGAAATGGTATCACTTCGGTTTCCAAGTCCGACGTTGTGGGTTCGATTCCTACAAGACCTGTCTCAGTTTTTCATCGCCAGATTAGTATAGTGGCATTACGAGTGACTTGTAATCTTTAAACAGGGGTTCGATTCCTCTATCTGGCTTCTTCATTGCTCGGTTCGCCTAGCGGCTATGGCACCACCCCTACAAGATGGCAATACCGGAGGTTCGAGTCCTCCACCGAGCACTACGAGAGGGATTATAAATGGACATTGAAGAGATCCGAAACTTTATAGATAGGTACGAAGCAGGCCTTGTCGACGCTGCTGACTTTGTTGATAATTGTAATGAAATAATTGATGTGTTTAAAAGATATATTGATTTATACGCAGCAACACATAGCTAATAAAAGGTAGGTATAGGAAATGGTAATTTTCCGATTAGGTAAACGCCCTAGAAAAGCAATCGTTAAGCGACCTTAAATTCTAGGGCCTATTACGGATAGCATGGTCGAATCCAGAAGACTTTTAATCTTCCACAAACGAAAATTAGCAACGGTCCAGGTAATCAAGACCGTGGAACCTATTGAAAATGCTGACAGCATTGTTAAGCTCACCTTTGAAAGCATGGGTTGATCTTTTCTCGGTCTCCTACTAATTGGTTAGAGATTGATACCAATTTAGCAGGAGACATAATGTATAACATTCTTTATGAAACTACGAATTTAGCAAATAACAAGATCTACATTGGGGTTCATTGTACAGATGACCTCGAAGATGGATATTTCGGCTCTGGCACCGTGTTACGACGCGCCATAAAAAAGTATGGCTTAGCTTCTTTCAAAAGACGAATTTTGGAACAATTTGAAACTATCGAAGCTGCGTTTGTTAGAGAAGCAGAAATTGTAAATATGTCTTTTCTTGCAAGAAAGGATATCTACAATATTCGATTGGGCGGGGACGGAGGGGATTATCTCGGGTGGCTCAGAACTGCAGACCCTCAAAAATATGAGAATATACGACAAAAGCTTAGAGAGGCTGCTCCTAAAACAAAATCAGAAGCTCACAAACGAGCAATCAGCAAAAGTAAAAAGGGTAAGCCGAGAACTTGGAAGACAAGAGGTAACACAGGGAACAAGCATAGCGAAGAATTCAAAGCATGGCAAGCAGAGAGAACTAAAAATAGAAGATGGTATACAAACGGAATAGACAATCTCTATTTATGGCTTTCGGATATCCCTCCTGAAGGTTTCTATCCCGGTAGAAAAGTAACTTGGGATCACCCAAGCCCGCCGTCGAGCAAGGGGATACCGAAATCAGAAGAATCAAAAAAGAAGTTGTCCGAAACACGAAAAGCAAAACATATCGTGCCAGGTAATAAGGGAAAAAAGAAGATAATTATAGATGGTGAAATCCACTATCTATAGGAGAAGGTATGAGTGAAATAAAAAGAAAGCTGGCGACAATTCAAAGTATTGACAAGGTGATTCCAATTGAAGGAGCGGACAATATCGTCAAGATTACCTTCAAGAATATCGGATGGTCTTGCGTAACTAATAAAAATTCCAATCCATATGAAGGGAAACAAGTAGTATATCTGGAAGTCGATTCCGTTCTCCCTCTTACGAATTCCGCTTTCGCTTTCATGGAGCCTTATCACTATCGCGTTAAGACTATTAAGCTTCGAGGCCAGGTTAGTCAGGGACTTACTTTGCCTCTGTCGGATTTCGTTGGAATGTTAACAAACTTCGACCTCGAGGAAGGATATGACCTCACTGATGCACTTGGAATCATTAAATACGAAGCGCCAGAGCCTGGTCAGCCAGGTATGTGCAAGGGGTCTTTCCCCGGATTCATTATAAAGACAGATGAGGAAAGGGCTCAGAATCTGGGTAACAAGACTATAGAGAGACTTCTTGCTGAGCATGAATTCGACGCCACTGTTAAGATGGACGGAACAAGCGTCACCTTCTATATCAATGGTATTACAGACGACCCTACTTCCGGAGAGTTCGGTGTCTGTAGTAGGAATCAGGAACTAAAAAATACAGAAGGAAACGTGTACTGGGGAATGGCTCGTAAATACAACATCGAGGAGCGCCTTCGGGGCTTGGGCCGAAATCTTGCTATTCAAGGAGAAGTTGCAGGCCCTGGAATTCAGGCTAATAGAGCTAAGCTTAAAGAAGTACAGTTATTTGTTTTTACTGTCCAGGATATTGATAAGACAACGAGATTCAGCAACGACGAAATTGAACGAATTCTTACCACGATGAATGAATTTGCTGATGGGGAAGAACTTAAGATGGTCCCTAGGCTAGCAGTACCAACCCTGGCTACCCTTGATGACATTGCGACCCTCGCAGAAGGCACCTGTGTCGTATCTGATTCTATCCGAGAGGGAGTTGTATTGCGGGCTAAGGATGACGCAAGTATTAGCTTTAAATTCATTAATCCGAAATATCTCTTGAAACACGATCTATAATATAAGAGAATAAAAAACAGCAAGAGCCGAGCTAAAGCGAGGAAGTCGGTTGTTAATCCTAGTGCTAGCCTAGGTTGAGACGCGGATGTGGGCGGAAGTAGACTTGCAAGGCTTAGCGGCTGAACAAGACTCATACCCAATTCATAAGACGGTGCATTGCCGCGTCAAAAAGAGAATCTATCCGATAGGGATCAAGGAGCACCTCTTTTCAAGTTCTCTCTTCATAAGGAACGAAAATGGCTATCATATTTATTCTTTTAGGGATACTTGCTTTTGGGATTTTTTGTGCGGTATTCTTTTCGTGCTTATCTGATGGCTGGTCTGCGGGAGAGATAGTCGGCGTAATTTTTGTTTCATTTTTTGCATAGCACTACTTCTAGTTCCTCTTATTCGTAATGGAGAAGTTCGATCTATAGATAACAGAACTATAACTACCGATTACTACGAGGGAATAAAGTATAGCAAGCCTGTGATAATTCGTACCACCAGGATTAATCACCATTGGTGGACTTACGCTGCCTTATCTGATAACCAGACCCAGACTTATGAAGTGGATGTAGGTAAGTAAAATGCCTGAGTATCCTTTCGGAGTTTTCGTGCTCCTCGTGTGTCTACTTCCTCTCACTATTTGGAAGATAATAGAGATCATCATTTATATGTGTTCTCACATAAGGATTATATAAATGGGTCACTACGATAGTTCATACGCTTCAGATGACTACAGAGAATTGTCAAAGAAAGGCAAATCAGAACTTCATAAGTCCTTCCGCGCAGAACTTAAAGAGCAGGGTTGTGTTTGGGGTACTTATGATGATGTACACGGGATAGCTTTAGCTCACTGGGCTGAAGAGAAAGGATATAGAATAGAAGGAACTCATACATTTTTAGTATACAAAAAATAAAATTACGTGGAGATGGTGTAACTGGTAGCACCTCTGATTGAAGGTCAGACTGTCCGGGTTCGAGTCCCGTTCTCCGCAATGTGTCATTAGCTCAGTGGTAGAGCGCTTGACTGTGAATCAAGAGACAAGGGTTCGATCCCCAATGACACCCTGAAAAAAAGGAGAACACGATGTATTAGGTTTGAAAAAGATATAGAAATTATACCAATATACAACACAGGAGCCTAGCTCATCGTAGGTCAGTAGCGCAATCCTTATAAGGTTGATGTGCCGAGTTCAAGCCTCGGGGCTCCTATTGAACGATAGCTCAGTGGGTAGAGCACGAAAAAATTAGGTCTTGACAAGACCTAAACTGCAATCCAAAATTAGCCTATTAAGCTCGTGGTCGTGGGTTCGAATCCCACTCGTTCAAAGTGGGGTCTTGTTTTACGCGTCATTACGAAGAATTTGTCAGAATAGAAGGTTCGACAGTAAAGCGAAAGCTTTTCATTCTCTCCGTAAAAGAAGCATGATATGCGTAATGACGCTTTTGAAAATGGAAGGGTCGGATAATGGTATTCCAGTAGATTGACTTCTGGTATTCCATCAGACTAATTATATATGAATTGTCGATACTGTGGAAGAGAGTGTAAGAATCCTAATAGTTTACGTAACCATGAAAGGTTATGTAAGTCTAATCTAAATAGGCAGCAAACTAAAGGGAACGTGGGGGGAGTTCCTTGGAACAAAGGACTTACGATAGCCTCTTCGGAAAAACTTAAATTCCTTAGTGAAAGACTTTCGTTAAAATATAAGAATCAAGAACTTCAACCCTCCTTTAAAGGGAAAACACATACGGTGGCTTATAAGGTTCGTATGTCGGATCTTATCAAAAGTAGGTACGAGGATGGATGGCAACCCAAAGCTGGCCGATGTAAGAAAATTAAGTATGAAAGCTCAATTGCGGGGTCAATAAGTGTGGATGGTACCTGGGAGTTGGCAACAGCAAAGTACCTTGATACCCTTGGGGTTCAGTGGATCAGAAACACAAAGAGATTTGATTATGTTGATGATGTAGGAGTAAGCAGAAAATACACTCCCGACTTCTATGTGAAAGATTGGAGTTCTTACCTCGAAGTAAAAGGGTATGAGACTGATCTGGATAGAGCTAAGTGGAGGGGTTTTCCAGAGAAGCTTATTATCTGGAAAGAGAGAGAATTGAGAAACTTAAATATATTGGAATAGAGAAGCATTGGGGAAATGCACGAACCCGCTAAGTTCGAGGCTGGGCAACCGGCAGTGGATCGTAACCACCTTATTCCGGCGCAACAGCAGTGGGGCATACGAGTTCGAGTCTCGTTCCTTCCGTAATTTAACAATATATTAATTCATGACCTTATATTAATAATGATATAGGAGTTACCATGAGTACACGTCTAAAAGTAGTATTTAATTTTAAGCAGCCTTCCGAAAGAAATGGCACCATCCTTCAGTTCACTCCCGTTACTATGGGCAGCTCCGAAAACGAAGCTTTCTTCAAATTCACTCCCGGCGGTCAGATTTCTTTCTATTGTGCCAATCCTGTTGTAGCCGATGAGTTTGAGATGGGAAAGCAGTATTACGTAGATATTACGCCTGCTGAGTAATCTATGGAATATGCACTAGAAAAAATCATAGGCACGGCATTTGAAATTCTCATATCGGGATTTCTTTAGCTTGTCTTGCTAAGTACTTGTGGAATATATGGAGGAATTCATGACCTTTTGGTCTGAAATCTTAGCAATAACTCTGGGATGTTTGGGAATGGAACTCGCTCGCAGACTTGAGAAAAATCCAACCTAATTAGGTATGAATAAAAGAACCATTCTTCTTGTCGAGGCTGAAGCAACAAGCATCGTAATACAGCGAAATCTTTTAGAGAGCTGTGGTTACAGCGTGGTAGTAGCGGAATCAGGGGAACAAGCTATAGAAATAACCAACGTCCTAAATAAAATAGATCTTATTTTAATGGACATATTTCTACCTGGAATAGGTGGGATAGAGGCAGCTAAGAAGATTTTACAAAAGAAAAAAATTCCGCTTGTGTTCCTTTCTTTTCATCCTCAGAGTTTGATGATAGAACGCCTAGAGTGTCTTTCTTATCAGGGCTATATAGAAAAGCCTTTATGTCGAAATTCGATTTGCGCCTGCATTGAGAGAATTTTGAATCGACCCCACTAATTAAAAAGAAGAGGGCCTTATGTTACATACCGCTATTTCAAAGTTAACTATGAATTTTCCATCGCACCGTATTTACGCGGAAGGCGAAGGGGCATATGTTTTGAATATCGATGGTATTCCTTCAGGAGTATCATGGACTCAGACTCTTGAGCAGGAGCTGGAATCCGCTTTGGGTAAAGACCTAGCTAATAATCAGCTGTGTACTTATTTGACTTCTCTGGTATATGAGTACTTTAACAAGTTGAGAGAAAAAGAGAAGTCTACCGCCCCTGTTCAATTTCAGACTTTTGTGCCTACGCCTTTGGAAATGAATTTGAAAGGTATGGACCAAGAAATATCAGTTAACGCCCTAACGTCCTCAGATGTTGTAACTACTATGGCTGACATTAAGAAGGACGAGGTTGTTGTAGAGGAAGTTCAGGTAAAGGATACGTCGACTTCATCTCGCAAGGGCTAAAGAGTAGGCTTTTGGAAAATAAAAGCCTACTTGAGAAAGTAGGCTTTTTTAATGGAGCAGTATGCTAGCGGCTATGCACGCGGCTTTGAATACCGTTTATCTCGCAAGGGATCGCAGGTTCGAGTCCTGCCTGCTCCGCGGATGACTTGGAAGTGTGTGATAATTGGTAGTCAGCTTGATTCGAAATCAAGTGCTCCGTAAAAGGGGTTGGGGGTTCAAGTCCGCCCACTTCCGTAAAAGGATTGATATGCTTGCTGTAAAAAAGTTCATCCCCGTAAAAGGTATTAAAGTTCTACTCTATAGGCCTGATCGTCCTTGGTGGAAGTGGGAATTGGTTACTCCTTCTACCTGGTGGTGGTACCAAAAATATTACTTTACGAATTTTGTCAAACAATCCTCCCTGTATTATAAAATCTGGTTTTACTTTCATATTCAAAGAAAGCGTAATAAAACCACCAATTGAACATAAATCTGCTGATATCGTATAAAGGCTATTACGAGTCCTTGGTAAGGATTAAATCATAGTTCAATTCTATGTATCAGCTTTCAGTGCCCGTATAGTTTAACTCTTTGGTAGAATTGCTGTCTCGTAAACAGCGGGTCTCCGGACAATGCGGAGTGTGGGCTTTTGGTTTTTGGAGCTGTATGTTAGCGGCTATACAACTTGCTTGGAAAGCAAGAGCTATCGTAAGGTAGCGCAGGTTCGAGTCCTGTCGGCTCCGTCGATTCAAATCTATAGTGGGGATTGACTGTAATCAATACCCTTAGCGTTACAGAGCTAACCCAAAAGGTCTTTAGAAAGTAGATCAAAGTTTTTTAGTAAGCATGTAAGTTCTTGGCAGAACGTCGCGCGGATGTAAAGCCTGGTGGAGGAGGGGTTCAATTCCCCTGCGTGCTTCTTCTTAGGTCCGTAGCCAAGTGGTAAGGCAGTTGACTGCAAATCCTCTATACATCGGTTCAATTCCGATCGGGCCTTTTCTTTTTGGGAGTATATCGGCACTGTCTTCGAAACAGGAAGCACGTAATTGGATGAATGCAGGTTCGAGTCCTGTTACTCTCATATAGTAAATCTCATATCTTTACAACTCTGTTCTAAAAAATCAACAAAAATTCGCCTTTTTCTCGCCACCGACATATGGGTGTCTTCTTATATTATATACGTAAGCACAAGAAAAGGAGCGCGAGATGCTCGATAAGGCAATCGAACATGGCAAAGAAAGGCGCAAGCCCTTCTACCGTGCAGGTAAATTCGACAGGACTTGTCGGTGTCACGGTGGATGCCCATACTGCGAGAGCAACCGCTTTCATAGTACTCGAATTCGTGAAATGAAAGCGAACGACCAACTAAAGGAAATATAAAGTGCAGCTACATTCTGCAGACAAGAATACTGTTCAGACCAATGTTGGTAACTCCCGCGAGTTCACCATCAAGGCGTCTGGTAAGGCGTTCGAGATTCTGTCCGCCAATCTGTATAAGGATAAGATTGGCGCCCCGATCCGGGAGCTAGCCTGCAACGCTCTCGACGCGCACGCGATGGCGAAGAACAAGGATCCCATCGTCGTTCATCTTCCCACTACGTTTGAGCCCTACTTCAGCGTTGAGGACAAGGGCACCGGTATGACTCCTGATCAAATCGAGGACCTATACACTTCGTACTTTTCTTCTTCCAAGGAGCACAGCAACAACCAGATCGGCGCTCTTGGCCTCGGTTCGAAGTCTCCTTTCGCCTACACCGATACGTTCTCTGTGGACTCGGTCTGCGAGGGCGTGCATACTTCCTATAGTGCCGTTATCGCAAAGAACGGCACTCCTACAATCATGACTCTGAATTCAAAGCCGAGTGATGCTCACCCCGGCGTGAAGATTACTTTTCCTGTCAAGGAGCAGGACTTCCGCACTTTCGTGAATCGCGCTGTGCACATTTTCTGGGCTTTTGACAAGAAGCCTACGTTCATCGGCGCAGTCAAGACTTACGAGGAGTATGTTAGGTCCGACAAGTCCTCCACCATCTACGAGGGCCGGGGCTGGAAGTTCTACAAGGAGTACCCCTCTTGGTGGAACGGTACTTCGAATTCGCTCATTAAAATGGGCAATATCCTGTACCCATTCAACCCTCCAGGCGACATCAGAAGTAAGCTCGCGACCAATTATGGTCTGTACCTAGACAACAAGTTCATCATTGAGATGAAACTCGGGGAGTGCGATATCGCTCCATCCCGCGAGGAGCTCTCCTACGATGAACTTACCGTCTCTAACATCGAGAGGCGCCTTCAGATCATCAATGCTGACTTCGATGAGAAGCTTAGGAAGACCTTGGACGAAAGCCCCTCAGAGTGGGTTGCTGCACAGAAAGCTTTCGAGTTTTACAACTCGTTCGGCTCCAGAAACTCGTATAAAGATAAAATAGTCACTTATCCTTTCACTTACAAAGGAGCTAATTACAAGTACGGCGAGGCCTTCAAGGTAGCTTTCCCAGAGAGCTATACTCAGATTACTCCTTTTAGGAGAAGGAGAGTGGCGACTTCTCTCACTGCAATAGCTATCGTCGCCGGTCAAGTTGAACTGAAGTTGGGCTCAAACGTATTCATTATTCTCGAGCCCAGGAAAGTCATTGACTGGAACTCTGCGAATACTAGGAAGAGGGTCGGCAAGTATATTACTAACAACAAAGTATCTACTTCCGGGTTGGTCATTTACGCGATGAGGAGTCTCCCTGAGTCTCTGCGAAAGCAGCTTCATGGAATTCCTGTCGTCAATTACGATGACCTCCCGAAGAATCCCAACAACAATTACGTTTCAAAGAAATTGAGGGCGTCGAGTACCAAAATAAGGGTGACGAATTGGGAATCGGGACCGGGACCGATTTGCGAAGAGGAGTCCTCTGAGCTCAGTCAAGACAAAAAGATTTTCATCATCTCCAAGGCCAAGAAGTACTATGTTGATTGGGAAGCCCTCGAGGATGCGAATGCCAATGCCGATCTCAAAACGTGTCAGTACCTCCGAAAACCTCTGAATGCGTTCGGAATTAGTTTGGCAAAGGTCTATGTTGTGACCAGCCTTGAGTTTAAAAGGACTCGATTGGATCTTAGTACCGATTGGATTTCCTTCAAGGATTTCATCGCTCAGAATCTTAAGGTTCTTGATGATAAGTATAAAGAATCTTACATAGCGCGGACTAAAAATCATATCCTTAATAATTTCTACAGCCGCCTTTTGAATCAGAAAGACTCCGCTATACAATATATTAAAAGGGGTGTTGGACCCGACAGCGACTTCACCAAGAAGTACGATCAGATTGCGCTTTTGGGAAAGATCGACAAGATGACAGAGCAGTATGGTGAACTAAAGAAATGTGTTACCGCGCATAACTTGGTCCCTTATACTATCACCTCCAACACAATCGTCGAAAAGGATACCATAGGAATGTATGCTAAGTACCCTATGCTGAAAGTTATGCTGGAAGTTATCCGGTACGAGAGCGATCTGGGGAGTGGGACATTACAGGTCCTTGTGACGGAAAAGAATACTTCAAATATAAAATATCTTGATCTAGTCGTTGACTATATTAAAATGGTAGACACTCGGGTCGTATCCGAGTGAGAAACAAGGTTTCCAACAAAATGGAGGTTGGTACGATGCGTATTCCCTTTGTGACTTCTAATAGTGGCCTGACGGCCTATGTCGGTGGTGAGGCCAAGATGGTCGCTAAGGACCACATCAAGTATGAGCTGATTCTCAGTAGTCTGCTCAATGACGTTCTTGACGAGGACTCGTTCAATCTCATGTACGACGCGGCATCGGCTATATTTCAGTTCTCGGATGGCAAAGTCAAGGTCGGGGGCGACAGGCTCTTCTACGACGGTGTCGAGATGCACAACGCCCTTGTTACGAGGACTATCGATTTAATCAAGAAGAATCAGTCCATTCAGAGCCTCGTCAATTTCATGAACAACCTTGTCGACAATCCGTCGTTCAGGGCTGTTACAGAGCTCTTTGACTTCCTTGACGCCTGCAGTCTGCCAATCACACCTAGTGGTTGCTTCCTCGCGTATAAGAAGGTTAACGGGGAGTATAAGTCCATTCACGCGAACCCTGACGGCACGTATCTCGATAACTCGATCGGCAAGGTCGTGGAGATGAGGCGTAATTTGGTCGACGAGAATTCCGAGCAGACCTGTTCCTCTGGCCTCCACTGTTGTTCCTTCGACTATCTGAAGAACTATGGTGACTCTTCTTGGGATAAGGTCGTTATCGTTCAGGTCAATCCTCGTGATGTTGTCGCCGTTCCTAAGGATTACGGCAACCAGAAGATGCGCGTGTGCAAGTACGTGGTTGTAGGAGAGATTCCTAACGACCAGGTCACCCAGCTTAAGGATAAGTACTCCACCTCTGACTACTCCGATGAGGATTACGATGAGGACGAGGATTATGACTGCAATCCTTGCGAGTGCGACGATCCTTGCGATTGGGTTCCTCCTGTGCCAAAGAATATTCCGCCCAAGACTCTTCCTGCTCCTGTCTCTACAGGAAATTGGATCTGCTCTGATGGTGGATTCGAGGATAAGTACGGTAGCTGGACGACTATGGAGTACTACGGCGTTACCAAGAACCAGGCTAAGGCTGCATTCGCAAAGGAATTTGACATCGATTATATCGATGTAAGGGTGAGGAAGATTCGATAATGAAGAAGCACGTAATGGTGCTGATGATGGCCCTGCTTATCGTGGGGCCATCATTTGGCAAGGGTGGAAGTTCCGGTGGTCATGCAGCTAGTGCGCACTCTAGTTTTAGTGCTCACCCCTCTTCGGGCATAAGTTCTAGTCGAAGTTCAAGTATCAGTTCCAGTAAGAGTTCGGGATTCAGCAGCACCTCTCACAGCTCTTTTACCGCTACGAGTAGTTCATCTACGAGTAGCGCCTTCACTATGTCATCCCCTTCTAAACAGAACCAGGTGAGTACCTGAAAGAGCACAGGTGTTGTATGAATGGCGGGTGGAGTCTAGGCAAAACGAACTTTGAATGCTCAAAGAGAAACAGAGAAAGCTGCTGGGGATGGGTGTTGAGTCATCCTCTTCCTAAAGATAAGTAGAATCAACTAATTCTATATTAAAAGAAAGGAGGTTAACTCATGACGTAGGGCAAATCCAGAAGTCCTCCAAAGTATGTAAACAATTTCAATTTTATATAACTCAAAGGAGGCAACAAATGAGTGATACAATTGAGACTACAAGGAATTGGATTGTCGATCGAGATACTTATCTTACGATGCGTCAAGACCAAATAGCAATCATGGACGACGCCAGGCATAATACCCTGACGGATATATACACGGGCCTTCTCCATACTTGGATGATCTCTCAGTCCGCTCAAGTAGTGAGATTCATAGAAGGATCCAGGGGTGAAAATCCTCGTTACGCAGATTATCTTGCGAAATATAAGGCGTGGGGAGAGCTGCGACCTAAGCAACCAATTTTTCTTGGTTGGCCTAGAGAGATGAACATTGTCTACTCTATTATCAGAGGCAAGCCTTACGAAAAGATTGAAGCAAAGGTTAGAGAGCATAACGGTCCTTCACGGTATGGATTGAAAAAACTCTGTGAATATTACAAGATTGACTACGCCGCTATTGAGGCCCAGATTCAACTAGTGTTTGATTCGCGGAGCCAAGAATGGTAAAGCAACTGATAGTAGTCAATATGGCTGTACCGATGGGGTTCTCTCAGCTTACGGTACAAATAGCTCACGCTTCTATGCTAGGCATATTACATCAGGGATCTTGGGACGACGGTACATTTTGGCTCCAAGCAGATGATAACCCAGAGCTGCAAACTTGGCTCAAAGATCACTTTACATTGATTGTCTGTAAGGTTTGGGCTAAAGAAGCCATTATGAAGCTTAAAGAGGAAGCGGAGAGCTTAGGTTTAGCTACAGCGGTTATGGAAGACTACGGTATGGTAACTGCTTTATCAATAGGACCAGCAGAAGAAGATAAGCTAAAATCATTTAAGAGACTGACATTGCTCTGAAAGAATAGGGGGTTCATCAGAACCCCCTCCTGTATCCATAGCCTAGTGGCAAGGTGGGGATCTCTAAAATCCCACACGCGGGTCCGATTCCCGCTGGATGCATATGAAGTATATTTTTGATTTGTATAAGATAGATAAAAGGTGGTTCTTTGATGACCCGTCGAAAAATATTTATCAAGAAGAATTTATTGACGGCGTACCAGAAATTATAGAAGCATATGTAGGCGATAAAGCAGTCACCGCTAAAATCATTCTAAATGATTCTGTTCCCGACGATGCCTCTGGAGAAATTCAGTACCACAGCCTTCATTATGCGGGATCTCTAGGGGAATGGACTAGATATGAGGATACGGATTTCGATGGCAGCGAGGAGATAGTTTATGGTGAAGGTTGGTTCTGTCCTACCTTCTGGAAGTACTTTTCAAAACCCGCGCCTGAAGTCCTTTATTTCAGAATCATGGCGATGTAAGCATCTCGTGATCAAACACGAGAAAACTAATATAATCACTTGACACACGGCTATCGCCGGTGAGTAATTCCCACCCCATCTTCTTTGCTATTAATCTGGAGAACCTCTCATAGAGTAGTAATCGCCCATGATCTTCTCTGGAAGAGAAAAATTCTACTCCGTCGATATCTTGCTCTTTTCTCTCAAAGAAGAGTGTCACGGCCTCAATGACTGTGTTCATAATGGTTGTGGAGGACTTGCGATCCCCTAGGTCTAGCATAGAATATTTGCCGTTAGCACTAAAGAAGATTTCCCAGATATTAAATTCAGGCTCTTCCTTATATAGCATCATTTCTAGTAGCTCGGGGTAAACAACTGACTGATAATCTACAAACAAACCGAGAAGATCCCTGGGATCCTTTTGAGGTAGAGCTAAAGTCTACCTCAAATACCAGTATTTGATAAGCAAACGGCCCCGTCTCCGGCATAACTGTAAATGTATACATTTGCTTGAACTTTTCGTCTACTGCCAGCTCTAGATCATCGGCTTTCAACTCACCCATTTCTAATAATTGTTTTAGCATCGTATCTAATTAGTCAACTAATTATATTATGGATAAGCTATACAATGATTTGAATCCGGTTATGATACGTATTTTACAATTAGACGCCAATTATACAAAATTACCAGCTGCAAAGAAAGCTATGGAACAAATTGAAACTCGACAAGAGATGGACAAAGTATTCGCGGACTACCTAGGGAGGCATTTCGACGCTTTTGCTTGACTAATTATCAATGAGAGCAAGAGATACAAGCACCGACCAAGTAAAGAAACTCATATACTTTTTAGACGAGACTACTGTATTCGTCGTATCAGTGGTATCCATCATTTTTTCAGATGTGCTACAAAAAAGTATCCAAGGCGGAGTCCTAGTTGCACAAGATTTTAGTCATCTTTCCTGGACAAAGATAATAGTTGCTTCGTTTATTTCTATAATATTATATGGAAACACGAACGAGAGCTTCAAGTACAACGATCGCCATAAGCCACCCTTTATGAAAAGAGTGTACAACGCAATCCTACACGGACTAGCTTGGAAGACAATCATTGGAATCGCGGGAGTTGGATGATATGGTGGAGTTAGATGAGATCTCATTTTCCTTCCTTGCATTTGACGATAAGAATAGGTTCTTAGGACTCAGGTCGGCCATAATAGAATTTAGCGCGCCTTGGTGTGGTCCATGTAAAGTCTTGACTCCTCGCCTAGAAGAATTGTCCAGGAAATACCAAGGTAGAGTAGACATTTATTCCGTAGATGTTGATGCACATCCCGATTTAGCGAGTCGTTTCAATATCTTTTCTATACCGACAATGCTGTTCATACCGCTAAGCGGGGAGTATAAGATTACTGTGGGTTCAGTAGCAACACAGGCTATTGAAGATTTGATACAAGAAATCCTTTAAGGATACAAAGTATTCATTAGATTAATGAGTCCTTGTTTATCCGCATCAGTCATCTGATCAAGAGGCTTTAATTTGCCTGCTTCAATTTCCTTGTATCGCGTACTTTCTTTTATAGCTTGAGCAGTCTGCCCTTGCATGCTAGCCACGTCTTTTCTAACATCTAAATTAGCTTCTTTAAAGTTTCCAGCATGACCCAAAAGAAGATGATGATTATCCGCGGGATGTCCTTTCTCATCCTCACATAGAGTAATGAGATTTCGATCATCCAACTCAAGTTCAGGTCGTCCGAGAGCTATGACATAATGGAAGGGTATGACATGATGTACTTGTACTTTTATGTTCTTATCCATAGTGGGCCCACAAGCTTCACAATAAGGGTGTTTTAACAGATGCCTTTTTTCAGCCAATGGCCAGTGAGGGGATCTTTCGACTCCGGCTTTTTTAATTTCTTCGTTTATTGTTACTGACATATTAATCTCTTCTTACTAAGTTAGTAAGAGGATACCCAAAAAGGAGGACACAATGTTATGTTTTAAGTAAAGGAGCAAACATTATGTCTCGTTCACGAAAGAAGAATTGGTTCGCTAGCGTTAATTCCCGACGGGCAAAAACCTTAGCGAATAGAATCAATCGGAGACAGCTTATCTTAGCAAGGAATGGCGAAGATGAGAATTATCTCTGTGGCAAAAACACCAAGTATAAGAGGTCCTACGACAGGTGGAATATCAGAGACTATGGTGGGAGCTGGGGAGTCATTTCTTTCACTCATAATTTTGTAGATAGGAGGGACTCCCCTTACTGGGACGAAAGAAAGAAAAATTGGCACTACTTGATGTGGATGAAGTGAGGAAAAATATGGAGAGTGGTACTTGTGCTCTGTTGAAGGAGCGATTCCCGGGTCATTATTTTTGGATTATCATGAGTTCTAAGAAAAGAGACCTCGTGGTAGACGGGAGTATGCCAGGAATACAATGGGAAGTTGCAGAGGAGCCTAACGTTTCTTTATTGGAAGGCGTTGTGACTTCTTTCGTAGATCAAATCTCTCCGTTGTTGCAAACCTATATTTCTTTTAAGGAGAAGAAACGCGATGTATAAGTTTTTCAAGACAATTGGACTAATTATCAAAGATGTCTGGTTTGGCGAAGACTCGCATTCCGCTAATAGATATCGCAACCAAAAGAATTTTCACTTTCC